TGAACCCTAACGTCAGAACAACGAACAAAGCCAACGGCGTCCGCCTCATCTCCGACACCACGGCCGTCACCGGAACATTCAGCGTTGTCGAAAGCCTCGACGCCGCAACCAAGTTCCACACGCTCGCGGGCAACCAGACCAACGTGGCAAACACGACCAGCGGCAGCGCCTATGCGTTTCCGGTCGGCACCGCCATCGAGGGCAGCTTCACCGAGATCAAGCTGCACGCCGGTGCCGTGCTGGCCTACTTGAAGTAACGCATCTGGGGAGCCGCGCGATGAGCTTGCAGTATTTTCATCACAACTTCAGCACGACTGAAAAAGGCGTCATCGGCACGGCCACGTCCATCGGCTCCTCGGCGTTTTCTATGCTGCCGCACTTGGAAGCAACCCTCCGTATCGGCGGACTTATCATAGGAATTTTGGTCGGACTGGCCACGCTCATCAGCGTCCTTCACGACATCAGAAAGAAACAGAAAGAACTAAAGAAATGAGAAACTGGAAAACGAACGTAATCGCCATCCTCACGGCGCTCATCGCCCTCATGACCGGCACCAAGGAATACCTGGCCACCGGCCAAATCCCTGACATCGGCCTCATCGCCGCGGCACTCACCAGCGCATGGGGTCTGTGGATGGCAAAAGACCACGACGCCCGCCTGTGACGTGCCGCCCGAGTTTCGCCATTACGCTGGCCGCCACGCTCTTGCTTGGTGGATGCGTAACCATTCCTCTTCCGCCGGTGGACGGCGAGAAGACGCAGGCCGGCGACTGGGGCAGTATCAAGATCATGGTCACTTACGTCCCGAACATCACAAACCTCTACAACTCCTACAAGGAATGGAAAAAGCCCGAACAATGAAATCATTTGTCGAACGCCAACTAGTTAAACTTCTCCTCTCACGCGGAGGCCCGCTGCTGCAAAAGCTCGTCACGGCAGCCGCCGCCGCCGCGCTGACTTACATTGCTACCAAGAGCGGCTTGGACATCCGCGCCCTCGGCGTGAACGAAGCCGTCATCGCCGGAATCATCTGGGGCATCTTGGACATCGCCGTGACCAAGCTGCCAGCCGACATCATCAAGACCTACGGCGTGCAGATCCAGAAATTGCTCAACGCCTACAACCAAGGAACGCAGCTCAAGACTGACGGCTTTGTTGGCCCGAAGACCGTTGCGCAGGCAGAGGCTGAACTTCGCGCACGATGATCCCAAAAGACCGGCCACGCATCGAACGCAAGACCACGGAGCAGCTATTGCGGCTCCGTAAGGTCAGCGATCCGGTGTGTCTGGTCGGCATCCGCGGCTACTACCGCGACACGATGGGCGCGGTCGGAAAAAATGACGTTGGCCTTTATGATGATGCCATCATCCTCGTCTCACCCAACGCGCACGTTGCTTGGAACGCCAACGTGGACCCAAGCCGCCTCGGCTGGAACGCTAACGCCCGCAAGCCGATGGCGCAGCTCAAGTCCGGCGTCTATCGCTACAAGATCGGCCAGCACGGCATCAGCCGCGGCAACCCCTACAAGGCGCTGGTGCAGGCTGGGTCGGTGACTGTGCTCCGCGGCGACAAAGAAGAGACCGGCTACTTCGCCATCAACATCCACAAAGGCGGCCGCACGACCACCAGCTCGGAGGGCTGCCAGACGCTCCCGCCACAGCAGTGGGACGCCTTCATCGCCCTCACCGAATCCGAGCTAAAACGAAACAACGCCAAAACCCTTTCCTACGTCCTAGTCAACAACTCCTAAAATTATGGCCAAAACAATCACCCAACTACCAGACGCAACGACAGTCGGAGCAGCCGACGAGATAATTATTCAGCAGTCTGGCGTCACAAAGCGCGCAACAATCGACGAGCTGAAAACGCAGGTTGCCGCTCTTGGTGCGCGTGATGTCACTGTCTCCGCTGCCAACCGCTCGATTACCAACACGGGCAACTTTGCGCTGTCGTTTGGGACGAATAATACGGAGCGGATGCGTATTGACGCCAGCGGGAGTGTGGGGATTGGGACGGCGTCGCCAGCAAGAAAGTTTCACACAGCAGTTGTAGCAGCCCCAGCAGCAGCCCAAAGTTCCAAGGTTGGGCTGCTTATTCAAAACGGCGACGGCACCGGAACAAGTGGATCACCCAATAGCGCCATCATTCAGTTCGCCTATGACCCAGCAAGTCCTCGCGCCTACATTGAGGCTGGGACATTGGGTAATGATTTTCTGGCTTTTGGTTATGAAACAACCGAACGCATGCGCATCGACGCCAGCGGGAATGTGGGGATTGGGACGAGTTCGCCTGGGGGTTCAACAAAACTCAATGTAGCTGGTCGAGCATTGTTCACTAGTGGCGAATTTGACCCGTATGACTCAACGGCATCTGGAGTTTCCATTTCCTACGACACATCAAACAACATTGGTGTAATCAGCGCGGTTCAGACTGGAGTTGCGGAACGTCAATTAAATATAAGAGGCCAGTCCCTCCATTTATTCGCAGGCTCAACTGAACGCATGCGCATCGACGCCAGCGGGAATGTGGGGATTGGCGGGACAGCCAACGCCGCCGCCATCTTGGACGCCGCCAGCACAACCAAAGGCTTCCTCCCGCCGCGCATGACGACCGCCGAGCGGGACGCCATCAGCTCACCGCCAGCGGGACTAGTGCTTTACAATACTTCAACCAACAAACTTCAGGTCAGGACCAATACGGCGTGGGCCGACTTACACTGATGCCTCTTGAGAGTCCAGTGCAGCGCGACGGCGACATGGGTTTTATCGGCTACGCCAGCCGGTTAAATCCCATTATGCTGCCCGCCGGACTGCTCCAGCTCTCGGAGAACATGCGACTAGATCGCGGTGTGGCAACAACGCGCAAAGGTGCCAAGCGGATGGCCAGCAACATCGCTCCGTCTAACTCCCCGCTGACGGTGCCGTTCAATTTGGCCGCAGTCACCGGAACTGGAGACCCAATCGTCCGCTCTGTCTATTCTGGGGGCATATTCGGATCGGCCGTAGTCCGCTCGCCGGATGCCATTGACAGCTTTGAGTGCGTTGTTTTGGCGGCGGCCGATCAGGCTTACATCGCCATTTTTGACAGCGGAAACGAGTTTAGCGAGCGGTGGGGAAGCGGCCCGCTTCTCGCCACTAACTCCCCAGATCCCGACGAAGAGATTGTCACAGACACCGGAGAAGAGCTTCTTTCAACACTTTTGCCTAGTGGGCTGACGTACCCTGTCGGCGAGACCATTGAGCCGACAGATCGTGTCAGCTTGGTGCAGGCTTTCAACCGGCTTTATCTGCTCAGAGAAGCGGACATCAATAAAAACGGATGGGAGACAAAGAGCGTAACGTCCGGCGGCATCTCCGTCAGCGGCACAGTTGCCACCGTGAACTTGGCAACGCATGGCTTTTCGGCCGACATGCGCGTGCGCATTGAGGGCAGCACCGTTGCGGCCTTCAACGGCCATGAGTTTGATATTTTGGGAGGAGTCAATGCTCCGACCACCGACACTTTCAAAATAACGGTTCCTTCGGGGACAGCGTCAGACTCTACAACAACCGGCCGAACGGTGCGCAGGGTTAAGGCGCCGCTCTTTTGGGACTTGGACCCAAGCACGAACTTTGTCCGCTCACCGGCCGGAGTTCCATCGGTCGGCCCTACATACAAGGCAATGCCATCTGTGGCGTGGGCTGTGTATGCGAACAATAGGCTCATAATTCCAAGCGACCGTGACGGTGTGCTGATCTCGGATTGGCAAGAGCCGAATGTCTACGATCCGTTCTGGCAATCATTCCGAGCGAACAAGGGAAGCAACGACTACTTGGTTGCGGTGCAGCCGTGGGTTGAGAATGCCTTTCTTGTCTTCATGCGAAAAAGCGTTTGGCTGGCCACGCTTTCGCAATTTCCAAGCACCGATGGCTCTGCCATGGCCATAGATTCGGTTGTATCAAACTTAGAGCTTTTGACTGACGAGGTCGGATGCGTGGCGCGAAAGTCGATTGCCGTTGCCGGTCAGTATGTATTTTTTCTCAGCGACTCCGGCGTCTATCGCCTCGACAGCCGCCTCGATCTCAAACTGAGAGGCGACACAAAGCCCCTTAGCGACCCGATTGCCGACCAGTTTCAAAGCCTTGACCCTGCCGCCGCAGCCAAGAGTGTCGGACTTTGGTTTGATAACAGGTATTGGCTGTCTGTGCCGCAGAGCGACAGCGCCGCATCGCGCGCGTGGCTTTTTTGCTACTCGGCCCTTAACGAGCAGTGGGAAACCAGAGACACATACGGCTTCGGCATTGACGACATTCTTGTGGTCACAAACGAGCAGGAGCGCCGCATGGTCACAACCAGCCAAGCCGGAACGGTCATGCTGCTGGACGAGATTGAGGAAGGCGACGAGTCGCCAGATCCGCTCATCACAGGATATGCCGGTCCAGTAGCTGGAAAGATTGTTACCCGCCGTTACGGATTCGGAAGCATGCAGTCAAAGCGCTTTCTCCGGTCGCTGGCGGACGTTGTCCTTCCTAACACAGCGAGCGTTCGCGTTACGGCTCTCACTTACAACCCCGACCGAACAAAGCGCCTGCAAGACCTTGCTCCAGAGTCATACCAGATACTGACAAACAGCTCTGGAGACGAGGAGGACTACACAATCAAACAGCCCATTCGCAACAAGGCTCACTATTGCGAGTTGGAATTTTTAACTACGGCCCATCGGCCGGAGATTCGCAACGTCAGCATTGAGGCTGCACTGGCCAGCCTTCCGCAAACAGAAACACGCACAGCAGAATAAGCACTATGGCAACACTCACGACAGGATACTCATGGACATCGGGCGAGACGGTTACTCCCGCCAAGCTCAACTCAATGGTCAACTCGGCACTGCTTAGTTTTGCCGCTGGCGAAATTAGCCGGTCCCTCATTGCCGGTCAGGCCATCAATGCAGACAAGCTAGATGCAGCCAGCGTTACGAATACTGCGCTGGCGCCTTCATCTATTTCTAGCCAGTCGATCGTTGACTCATTGGCGACCGCTGATTCGTTTTTGATCTTTGACGCCAGCGCGAACGCGCTACGCCGCGTCACATTCGCCGAAATGCTGACTCAAACATCTCCTGTCGGAAGCGTTATCAAGACGGCATACAAAGAAGACGCAACTTGGCTCACGCTTAATCACACAACCAACTTTGGCGTAGTAACATCGGACACTGCGCCGGTGGCAACCGATGGAGTAGAAATAATTTTCCACTCAATTACGCCGACATCGGCGTCAAACAAGGTTGCTGTGAATATCCAGATTCCGGCAATGGCTTCGTCTTCCACTGCATCACCTGAAGCTCTTGTTTGTGTATTTCGCGGTACAACGCCGGTGAGCCTTCATCGAACCTTGCTTGGCAACTCTTTGGACGATGCCGAAGGGCGACTGAATGCTTCCTTTGTTGACTCTCCGGCCACGACATCGGCTGTCACTTACAGCGTTCGCATTGCCCGCGCTGACCAAGTCACTGGAACCATTTACATCAACGGAACAGCCAGCGGTCGTCGCGGCGGTGGAGCCTACAAGGCAGCTATAACCCTGCAAGAGATCAAAGGATGACGCCGTGGCAACTCGCCAAACAATTTCAAGATGAACACTGCATTGCAACTTTTGAAGACGTTCTTGGGAGGCATCTTGCAGGCGGATACGTCTGGTCAACGCCGGATGTCTTCATGGTCGCCCGCGAGGAGCACTGGGACAAAGAGCGCGGCGAGCTATCAATCGGCGCATCGCTTCAACCAAACTGCTGGTTCATTGAGCTGGCTGCTAGTGCTTGTCACGCAAATCCTGTGCGGGAGTTTATGCGCGTGGCGCCACATCCGCACAAGTGGGCGGCATGGTGCCGCCGCGGCGAAATGCGCGTGAGGGCTTTTGACTGGAACAAACTAAGCAAAAAAATAGGAGGACACTAATATGGGAGGATCAGGAGGAGGCGGCGGCGGACAAGCGCCGCCACAAGCAGAACCACTAGATATGAACGCCATCATGTCTGCCGCCAATGCCGGAGCAGCCGCTTCGGTCGGCAGCCAGATGAAGGCGCTGGTGGAAAACTACCCGCGGATGGAGCGCTTGCAGCTTGCTACCATTGGCAACGTTGGCGGTCTTCTTAGTGAAGAAGGCGGCGAGTTGTTTAGCTGGGAGCTGGTCAAGAAGGGCAACGCCAAGAGACCGGACGAATGGCGGAAGATTTCTCTCGGGAAGGCGGACCCAAACCTATACACCGGCATGGCGCGCAAGGCGGTCGAAGAAGCCATCGCTTCCCGCGAGCCAATTGAGCTGCAAGGCGACAAGCTGGCCGCTATCGGCGACACGATCACAAATCTTGCGCTGCAAAACTATCTCGCGTCCGGCAACAAGACGTTCATCGAGTCAGAGCTGCAACGGCAGGCCGAGACCGAGCTGTCGCTTGGCCGTCAGCTCACGCCAGAGCAAGAGCGCGAGGCCCAGCAGTCGGCGCGGGCGGCATTTGCAGCGCGCGGTCTCGGCGCCTCAATGGGCGGCACAGCGGCGGAAATCCTTAACCGCGACGCGATGGCGTCAGCGCGCGAGGCCGAACGCCGCAACTTCGCCGGAGCGACAAACCAGATGCTTTTCCAAAACGAGATGGCGAGGCGCGACCAAAGCGCACAGCAGGCGGCACTCGGCAGCACGATCAGCGGCAACGCGGCGAATCTTTATGGTTCGTCAGCCGGCATTGGTCTGCAAGGCGCTCAGTCGCTTCTGCAAGTTGACCCAAAGATGCGGGCCATAAACCCCGGCATCGCCATGGGGAGCGGTATTACGCAGAACCTCGGCCCCGGCATGATTGCACCAACGTATCAGTCGGCAATGAACCTCGCCGGCAACGTGGCCGGATTTAATGCGAATATGTTGGATTCGCGTTACAACGCTTGGGCCAACATGCAAGGCGCGCGGATGGCCGCTGGCGCCACGCAGAATGCGGGAATGATGGGGATGATCGGCGGGATCGGCGGTGGCGTTGCCACTGGCGCGGGACTAGCGATTGCAGGCGCTTCTTTCTAATGACCCACGAAGACAAAGTCTCCTACGCCCACCGGCTCATTGAGCAGTCGCTCGGTGAGTTTGGCAACCCGTGCATCGCCTGCTCTTTTGGCAAGGACAGCATGGTGGTGCTCGACCTAGTGCGCCGTCACCGCGACGACCTGCCGGTTGTGTTCCACCGCGAGCCATGGCAACCGCACAAGTATCGGTTCGCCGATGCGGTGATCCAGCACTACGGACTGCGCGTCTACGATTTCCCGCCCTCACTCACAATGGTGCAGGACGGCGGCGACGAGGTGGAGATCGCCGGATACTACCAGATCGGCGCTCGCTACAATATGCTGCCGACCGGCATCCGCGCTCCCAAGGCCGGCGAGGACTTTGTCTGTGGACTCAAGGACATCTACCAGCGACCGACCGGCACGTTCAACTGGCCGTGGGACGCGATGTTCCATGGCCACAAGGCGAGCGATACGGACGCGGTCTACGGCGACATCACGATCCGCACCGACGTGGCGCGCAATCTAGACAGCGCCAGCCTCGTCTTCCCAATCCGCCTCTTCACCGATGAGGATGTGTGGCGCTACATCGAGGAGAACAATTTGCCCATCCACCATGGCCGCTACGAAAAGGTCGGCGAGTCATGGCGGGAGCGGGAGGATAAGACCGACAACCCTGACTATGTGAGCGCCTGCACGGCGTGCATGGCGAAGGACGGAGCGGCACAGGTGCCGTGTCCGAAGCTAGGAGGTCAACTGGTGAGCAATGTGAGCGATCAGATCCGCTGGTCACAAAAGGAACGCCCCAGCTATTTGCGGGTCGCAGCTTAATAACAAGGAGAACAAAACTATGATTCAATACAACCCACAAGTGAACGACATGCGCGGCGAATACATGATGCAGGCGGCGCAGGCCAATGCGAGCATGATGAATAACCTTGGCCAAGATATTGGCGGGGCGCTGGCATCTATCGGCGGCATGTATGGCGAGATCGAGGGACAAAAGGCCAAAGGCCGCGCCTTCAAAGATGTCTTCAAGGTCGTCTCGCCTTCGCTCGGAATTTCCATGGAGCAGCTTGAGGCTGTGTCTGGCGGCAAAATTAAAAGCGACCGCGATTGGTTTCAGGTCAGCGAGATGATGGGGCCGTATATGCCTTCGCTGATTAATGCCCAGATGTATAATAGAGGACTGTCGGCTAAACAGGCGGCGCCACTTGCCAAAGCACAATATGGAGCAGCCTCCCAAGTCGCCGCTGGCCAGGGCCGCGTGACCGCGCCGCCTTCCAACATCAACTTCGACGCCATTCCCTAACCCCATGCCTCCACGCAACAGACGACTTCCCGCTCCGGTCGAGCCGCCGCTTCCTCCGCTTGAGCCGCTGGACGAGAACCTGCCATCCATCGACCCGCCGCCGGAGTTCTTGGAGGAGATGAACGGCGTGCCTGCGGACGAATACGCTGTGCCAGATGAGGTCTACAACGACTTCGCCTCGGAGCCTTCAGCGCCGGCAGAAGAGCTTCCGCAGACCGGCATGGGCTTTGACTTCAACTCGCTCAATGTCCAGACCCGCGAAGACTTCGACGCGCTGCCGCTCGAGCAGCAGGAGCTTCTCAAGGCGATGAAGCGCGGTGTGCAGTTCACGCCGGCTGGTGCGGCTGACTTTGTGCTCAAGCAGCAGAATGCGCGGGCTGAGATGGAGCGTAAGACGGCGATGATGCAGGCCGATCCCATGCGCCAGGCACAGCTTGCCGACCGCAACGCCAAGCTGGCCGAAAAGAAATCTGTGCAGACCGACTTTAAGGTGCGCCGCGACAATACGCTCAAGACCATCGACGAGATACTGAGCGACCCTGATTACAAAAACTTGGTTGGCCCGGTCGATGGAACCTTTGGCCGCGCGTATGATGCTGCGTTTAATGAAAAGATGCAGGCCAAGCGCGCCCGCCTAGATCGCTTGGTGAACATCGACGTTCTAGACATGACTAAATACCTGCGCCCAATTTCGCAGGATGAGTTGAAATACCTGCGCGGGCTTGTCCCCGGGCAAAGGCAGCACTGGGAGGTTTACGAACAATACCTCACCGAGAAGCGCGACATGCTGAAGGCGTCCGAAAGGGCGCTGGTCAATCCGGCCAACAATCAGGCGCTTTCCAATGACGAAGGACAGGCCCAGCCAGCACCCGCCCAGAATTTGTACCAACAATCGCAGCAGAATCCTGCCGCGCAGCTTCGCCAGCAGTTTGAACAGTCTGACGAACTAACCCTGCCCAACGGGCAAAAGCTCAAGCGCGTCGTAGACGCCAACGGAAACATCGGCTGGGAGCCGCAATAATGGCCAGATACACAACCGACGAGGTGATGACGATGATGCAATCACCTCAGCCGGAGGTGGAGGTGCTGGAGAAACCGGCATCGCCTTTCCTTGATCCGGCACAGATTAACGCCGCGGAGCGCGAGCTGTCTCAGCCGGCGCCCGAGGTGCCGCGCCCCAACAGCATCAATGCGCCCGGGGCAAACCTACTGCTGCAAAACTACACGGCCGAAGAAGCCTTCCCGGTAGACAGCACCCCGGCGCCGCAACGCCCGGCAGACGGCAACGCCGCGCTCTATCCGTCTCGCAACGAGACATCCCCCAACCTGCCCAAGCCTCGCTACAGCACAGACGAGGTGATCTCACTTTACGCCAACGAGTCAAAGCCGCGTCTCTCCACCAAGCAGGTGATGGTCGAGATGATTAAGCCGCTTTATGACCCAACGCTGCCGCGGCCATCCAAGGAGGAGTTTTTCAAGCTGCGCGATATAGAAAAGCAACTGCGCGACAGCGGCGACATCCCGAGCAACTTTGAGGAGACGGCGAATGCGGTCGGTGGGTTTTTTGTCACGGCCGTGGACGCGCTGAACACGGCGCTGTGGAAGGTGGACCGCGAGCAGGGCTTGTTTGAGTTTGGCGGCATGGGCGTCAATCCGGCGCTGGCCGTGTCTGAGACATGGCGCCGCCTGCCTGGCACTATTGCCTATGGCGCCGAGATGACGAAGCAGGGCTACGCTGCGATGGGCGCTGGGTTGCAGGCGATGGGCGGACCGAAGTATCGCGTGAAGGAGACTGGCGAGTTCGTCATGGATGAGGAAGGCAGCGCCGGCGGGCAGTTTGGTCAGATCGACCCGAGGACCGCCGTTGATCGATATAAGGCCAATGGCCTGACGCTGGCGCCTGTTAACGCCGAAGACCTGCGCGACTTTGAATATCAGCAGTGGGGCCAAGGCATGGACCGCTCTATGGAAGTGGAGAAGGCGCGCACTGCGGCTTACCCAGAGGAAACGGTCTACAAGATTTTAAGCAACGCGCCGGCTGGCGTCAGCGACACGGCATTCGGCACAGACTACCTGAGCGCCCTCGAGAACCGGCCAGCACCGCCGATGGAATCGCAGGCGGTCGGAGCCAGCATCTTGGCTGATCCGGCAACGTATATCTCACTGGGTGCCGGTGCGGCCAAGATTGGCTTATCCGCCGCCATGAAGGGCGCCACGGCACGCAGCCTCAATGTGATCGGCAAGGCCACACAGCGCTTTGTCAATCCGGCTGAGGTTCCGTTGCGCGCCATGGACCGCTTCCGTAAGGTCGTTGTGTCGCCCGCCAAGGTGGCCGGCGCTTATGGTGCGGCCAGCGGTGTAGCCTGGGCCGCCGATCAATTTGAGCTTCCAAGCGAGCTAAAGACCGCAGCCTTTACCGCGGCCAGCCTGTACACTGCGTACAAGGGTGGCCTAGGCGTGTTGCGCTTTGCCGGAAAGAATCTCCCGGAGGCTGCCGTCATTCTGCGCGAATCAGCCGATGCAACCAGCGGACTTGACCGCGCGGCTCGGCAAGCTGTGGCGGCCAACCCGAACGTGCCAGCCAACATCAGCGAGCGCTTGTTGCGCCCCAGCCAGTTCGTCTCCATGGAATCAACGCCGGCGCGGCTGGCACAAAATCAACAACTTTCACCTGGCACGCGCAAGCTGATGGACAAGCTGTCCAACTTCTATGTCGTGCAGGGCGTCCGCGGAGCCAGCGCGGTGGCAACCGGCTCCGTCAAGGGCGGGCTTGCCATGGTGCCGTTCGCTGAGACCATGCGCATGTCTGGCGATGATCGTGCCGCCGACACGATGTATGGCATGGGCCTGGCACTCGGCGCCCTTGGCGGCGCGGGAGAGCGTGTGCTTGGGGCCAGAGGTCGCCGCGTGGCTCAAGCCGAGAGTGACATTGGCCGGATGCTGACCGACATCCAGGCAGGCAACGTGCAGCCTGGCGTGAAGCGCTACCAGTGGATTGACCGCGAGGTTGGCCGGCTGCTGACCGACGTGGAGCTGGCCGCCGGCGATGTCAGCGCCCTGATGCAAAATCGCAGCTTTGATGAGCTGGCGCGCACCGCGGCCATGCAGGGATTCTTCCGCAATGTGGATTACATTCCGCTCAACGCCGCCGACTTTGAACTTAACGCCAAGGAGCACGGCGGCAGCGGGTCGGCTGGATACTTTATCAGGGCGAACGCGGGCGAGCGTCCGCAGATCTTTGTCAACGTCGAGGCGCGGCGTGCTGACGTGGAGCCGCATGAATACTTTGAGGCGTTCTTCTCCAGCGACGCATTCTCTCCCGAACAGCGCGCCGCCATGCGGGCGCAGGTTGACCAGCGCTATGGCGCCGATGGGTTGATGGCCCGCGGGCGTGAATATGCCGAGGCATTGATCAAGGCAGAGAACTCCAAGAATTTCCCCAACGAGACGCTGTTTGTCAGCAACGAGCAAATCCAGCTCAAGATGGACGAGCTGGCTCAAGATGAGTTGGGGCGCGGCGGCCAAGATCCGATGGACTGGGTTCGCCGCGAGGTGATGGTTGAGGAGGCGCGTATGGCCGGCATCGATTTTGCCGCCATCCGCCGCAATGTCCCTGCGGGAGAGAACCCGATTACCTTCATGGAGAACGTGCTCGGCGCCTCGGCGCGTGCGCTTGGCCTTTCCGGCGTGCGCATCGACCCTGAGACTGGCATGGCCATCACGCCAGAGCAGCTTTTCCGCGAGAACCCGGTGGCGGCCAACGATCCAAAGCTGGTCAAACATCTCAACGAATACGTCAAAGCCTACCGGCAGTGGATGAACGACCCAACGCATGAGGTGCCGCAGGGTGTGCGCATCGCGCGCGATGGTCGCCCCGAGTCGCTGGCCGACAATCCCAACGTCAGCTTCTACAGCCCCAAGCCGGAAGATCCGACTGTGCCGCGCGAGAACGCCCTGGCGATCATAGGACCGGACGGCCGCGTGATTGAGAAGTCGCCAAAGCAACGCAGCACAGAACGCAAGGCTCGGTCTTCCCAAGTCAAAAACATGGCGGGCCGCAATTTGCTCGCCCCGGGAGATCCAACTTTCGGACTGAAGCGCTGGGCCGATGGCCGCATCCGCGCTAGTGGCCGGCGCCTGCCGCAGACCATGGCGCTGCAAGTGCATTGGAAGCCGTGGCTGCCGATCATCAATGCGATGGAGGGTCTGGCCGATGCCAACGAGTCGATGCAGGTGCGTTACTTCGCCAAGGGAAACTCCGCGGACAAGGTAAAGACTTCGCGCGTCTCCGACATTGACGCCATCAACCGCGAGGTTGTCTTTGACCAGTGGACGACGAACGCCGCCGGTGACCTGCTTGCCCAGCTTCTGGACATGACTACACTGCGCAACCGCGCCATGCGGGCTATCTCCGAGCGCCATCCGTCGCTTGACCCCGCGAACGGCGGCCCAGGCTACAGCCTGCAAGCCATCATGGACGACGTGACGCAGTGGATGTCCGACAAGCGCGCAGGCAAGGACGGCGCCGCGACTATCGGCAACGACCGTAAGAACATCGTCAATGCGCTCATCAATCCCGGCACCGCGGTCAACCGCGGCAAGAATCCTCTGGCCGGAACATTTGGCAAGGGTAGCGCAATCAAAACGCTCCTCCTCGAGAACATTAACGCTGTGAGCGGGACCGGCCGTAAGGGCGCCGCCATGGACTACAACTGGGCCAACGGCAACTTCATGCCCGACAAGCCAGCGCCGCGGCCGGACATGGACAGCGACGTGCAGGCTCCGAGAGGGATGGTCAACAGGCAGCCGGCCAGGGCGCAGATGATGCCGGACTACAGCGGACGCGCAGATATCCCGCTCAATGAGCGAGCCAGGCGCGCCGCATTTGTCGGTGCAGACGGCCGTGTGGTCAGCACCAACAAGCGCACGCACTTTGAAACCAACGAGGACTTGGGGCCGGACTTTTTGGCCATCGGCGCTGGCAGCATTAGCGAGGACGGCTTCTTCCGCTTTGGCTCAGACACTATGGACAATCCCATGGGAGAGACGCCGAGCCAGTCGCGTGCCGCGGCGGCGCGACATAACCGCGAGGTGTACGATAGCGGGCGCCGGCCGTCTGAGTTGTTGGAAGATCCTCCGGGGCTTGAGAGGATGGCGGCGAGAGGACAGGCAATGCCAGATGACCGAAAAGCAGCGCAGCAACGCGCCAAGCAGTTAGGTTTGCCAGCAACCGGCACTACCAAGGAAATCGCGCGGATGGTTGGTATTGGCGAAAAAAGCCCCTACGAGTGGACGCGAGAAGAGTTCAACGAAATCGCCCCTTACCTTTCAATCCACCAAGACATACGACTAGGATCGGACGCGCGCGCGCAGCAGATCATGGAGCGCGGACTGCAGTCTGGCATGGTGGACAGCGTTGGCGCTTGGGGCCGCAACCACACATGGGCTGGCGGCAAAATGGCGGGAGACAATGCCTACCTATTTGTCTCGAGCAAACTGAAATATCGCCCCGGCAATCTCAATCCTTGGCTGGACGAGGGCAACATTCCCATCGCCCGCATCAAGACAAAGCCCGGACAGACAGACATCTACGAGGCGTTGATTGCGTCACGGCCGCAAGACGCCTCATCAGCCGCCCCGCGTGGGCAAGCCATGCCAGACTCCCTTGAGTCCATTCCCACCGACCAACTCCAACGCCAATACGAGGAGAACCAAGGCTACCTCGGGCTGTCCACTCTGGGCATGCGTGAGGGCCGTCCGGTGCGTGGCGGCGCTGCGCAGACCCGCGAGCTGCTCCGGCGCAACGAGGCGATCAGCGCAGAGCTGGAGCGCCGCGGCGTGCGGGAGGAAGATCCGCAGTTGCAGCGGGCGCTGCAGAGGCGTGGGCAGGCGATGCCGGATATCACAATCACTCCAGACGAGGCGCGCCGCCAAGGATTGGTCGGCCCGGTGTATCACGGCTCGCCAGATTTCAAGGGGCGCAAGTTTGATCCCAAGTATCGCGCCCGAAGCTCTGGTTTGTCGCGCGGCGGATTCTCGTTTACCGAAGATGTTGCCTCCGCTGACAGCTATGCTGGCGCAGGCGTTGACTCGGCGCAGGCTGCCGTGGACGCTGCCAACGACGTGATGCGTGACCTCGGCGCCCGCATGGAGTCTGGCCTCAAGCTGCGCGAGTTCGCCGATGTCAGCGAGCTGCCAGAGTTCAACGTGCGCTATGCGGACGATATGGACGAGCTGGCTAGTTACTTCAACGACCTCTCCAAGCGCATCCCCAAAGACCTCGGCGCCCGCCTGCGTGACGCCGCCAAGGCGATCAACGAGCCAGCCAACCCAGTGGTCGTGGAGGCTTACCTGCGCAATCCCAAGGAAATGATGATCGACGGCAAGCGGCTGCTGGTGGCTGAAAATCCTGACGACATCTTTGTGTCTGCAGCGCGGCCGCCGCAACAATAGCTCATCTGGCACGTCCAGAAAGAGACTAAGGGTCAGCTACGGCTGGCCCTTTCACTTTGCCCCAAACATCCCCTCCGGCAGCGTCACGCTCGCCTCATAGGTCGCGTAGTGCCGCAGCGTCACAGCCGCCGAGGTGTGCCCGAGCAGCTTCGACACCAAGCTGATCTTGCCGGTCGCAACCAGCCAGTCACTGCCCGCCTGCTTGCGCAGCGTGTAGAGGAGCTGATCGCGGTGTGGCAGATAGCCTCGGAGGAAGGCATTGAAGACCCGCATGAGCCAGTTGTAGCGGGTGTATGGCGTGCCGCCCGGAATGCCGTAGTCATCGCAGGCGAGCAGCTCGGCGGCCATGTCTGGCGGGATGCCGATGTCGCGCTCGCCGCGGCTGCCGGTCTTGAGCGCAAAGTCTTCCGAGGGGCGCTGCCGGACGCACAGGAAGTGCTGCTCCCCTCGCCTTTCGATCCAGCCCTTGCGGAAGCCGGCAATCTCGCTCGGGCGCAGTCCAAGATAGCGCGCCAAGAGCCACGCGCGCCGGATGCCGCCGCCGGTGACCTTGGTCGCCTTGTCGATCTCCTCCAAGGTCTCCGCGGGCAAGGGCTGGAAGGCGTCCAAGTGGACGCGCAGTCCGGTGCGGGTGCAGGCGTCACGGAACTCGCCCATGTCCGGCAAGCCATCGAAGCCCTCCCAGTCGTTCTGCCGCGCGAAGATCGCCCGGGCGCTGGCGAGGCATGACTTTTGCGTGCTGGTCTTGACCGCGGCGTTCTTCAAGTAGGCGGCGACTAGGGCGCGGCTGAGGCGAGAGAGCGGCAGGTCGCGGACCTTCAGGCCGTCATCGGTCTGCAGGGCAGCCTTGATAACGCGGTAGAGGCAATTCACATTGTCCCGGCGAAAAGCCACCGTGCTGGTCGCCAAGTAATGTTCACAAGCCTTGCCAACCGTGGAGCTGGTGTCGCGCCGGGAGAAGTCCCGCAGCGCGGCAATGCCCTCGTCCGCGGTGCGCTCGAGGATGGCCTTGGCCTTGGCCTTGGCGGTCGGCAGGTCGGAGGTGGCGAGGCTGATGCGCTGGCGGATGCGCCTTTCGGGATGATAGAAGTGCAGCCGGTAATACGGCGAATTGGCGGCAATGCGCAGCTTCCCGGTCAGTCCTCTCGCTTTAATGATGGTCTCCACGGCAGACAGATTGCATCTGCCGTTGGCACAGTCAAGTCAGGTGTGCCAAAAGTGTGCCAAGTAGTGAGCCAAAGTGTGCCAGCAGAATCAGCTTCTGTTAGCATCTGTTGGCACCATGAGAACAGAGTAAAACCAATTTCGCTCCCGTAGCTCAGGGGATAGAGCAGCGGATTTCTAATCTTTGCTCTGCCCCTGTTGCTATGCGGGTTTGCGGGCGTCGTGCCGGATAGTGTGTCAGCAGCAAGCTGGGGCCGCGGCCTAGTATTTGCCGTCTCGGGCCTCGCGTTCTTCGATGTTTAACCAGTATTCGTAAAACGGCGCCCATCCTTGAGGCGCCGGATATTGCGCGATGTAATCAAGCCGCTCTTGGTGCGCGAGCTTGCGCCACGCGGCAACCCAGTCCCACCAGACGTCCTCGCCAGACATGCGCCACGCCATAGAGCCGTAGCCCCAACCCGGGAACGGGCACTGAATCCACGGCGGATTTGGCATGGAAGCGATCATACATACGCCGCTTCCCTGCGGAGAATATACTCCTCAATCGCCGCAACCTCCTCGGCGTATGGCAGCACATCAAGATCCGCGCACGCATGCCGCACGCAGGTATCGCTGAGGCATTGCCGGCGCATCATGGCGAACAGCTCGGGGCTGTCGAAGCGGCGGCCGGCGAGTCGTAGGCCGTCCCAAGGGAACGTGCCGGTGGCGAAGTAGTCGTGGCGGGTCATTGCTGCGTGAAGCGGTATTGATGCGAATAGTCGGTCTCTGCTTTCTTGGCTGGCTTCTTCTTGGGCCGGCGACTGACCGGCTCGCGGACTCCAAGTAGCTTGCGCTCCTCTGCGGTCAGCTTGGCGGCTACGGCGTTGTAGGCGTCTTCTTCTTGGAAGCGGCGCAAGATACCGTCGCGGCGCTCACTCCACCAGTTCTTCATGTGGCTGGCCGTAAAGTTGCGGCTGAAGACTGCGTTGAGGACTTTTTCGTGCGTCAGGTTGGACGCCGCTGCGAGTTGTTTAGAAAGCGCGATTAAGGCGGTGCGCTGTGGCGTAATCTTGGCGATGATGGCTTCGATGTCATCAAAGCGCTGCTGTGCTGTTTTGGTTTTCATGTGGTGTGGTTATGTGTTGGTGTTTTGGAAAATTCAACGGTCATCGCACCCAGCGCTGCTGCTGCATGTATGCGCGCTGCGCATCGGCCAAAATAAAGACCACACGCTCCGGGATCGGCGCCCCAGCGTTGTACTCCTTGTACTCCCAGTCGCTGTAGTCGGCCATCTCGGCGCGCAAGACGTGCGCCTGCTGGAAGTCCCGCCAGTTGCCCTCCGGTGTGGCCGGCAGTTTGATGACGCACGGCGACACGCCGACCACCTCGTTGTTGTATTCGACGATTGCGCCCGGCGGCGAAGTGACAACCTGCACCGGCACCATGCGGATGCCCTGGCGGACCAGCGGCTCGGGTGCGGTCTGGCAGCCGGCGAAGACCGCAGCCAAGGCCAGAGGAGCGGCGTGTCTAGCGATGGCGGCGGTCATTCGGCAACCTCCAAGGGCAGCGCAAGCTGCGGGTCGGCGGCTTCTTTGCGCGCCAATTGGACAACATGCGCGTGCTGGATGACAAGCTCGGTGAGCTTGAGGGCTGCGCTGAGATCGTAGTCGTGCGCCGCGTTGAAGGCTGCGGCGGACTGGGCGATGGTGTGGAGGTTCATGTTAGGCGGCAATCAAGCGCTGACCGTCTTGCGAAATTTCAATGATGCGAACAAGGCGGCTGCTGTGATGAAGATCGCTGGCAACAAACCTTGCGTGATCTTCTGTTTTGGCGATGAACTGCGTAACCCATCTTGCCTCGCGGATGCTCGGCTTGGTTTGGATTTTGTATTGTGTGGCGTTCTTCATGTGGTGTGTCGATGCTGTTGGCATCTGTTAGCACCTTACAGCATCTGTAGGCATTTACCAGAAAAATCTTTGTTCCTATGCAAAATAGTTACTTCTCTCTGTAAATCAGCGACTTACTGGAGCGCCTTTTCCAGCTTCGCGGCCATCCCGCCGACGTTGCGCAGGATCATCGACCGGAACTGCTCGGTCATGGGGCCGCCGAAGGCATCCTCGAGCGACATGTAGAACTCCAAGGCCACCGCGGTATACTTCGCAGCGCTCAAGTGCGATGCCTCAGCTTGGCGCTGGAGCCGGCTGTGGGTTGTATCAGTGAGGTTCGCAAAGACTGACTTGCGGGTGCCGACAAGCCTTTCCTGTTTTTGTTTCATGGGCAGCACACTCCAGCAGATGCCAGCAGATGTCAAATAAGGCGTTCACCCCATTGCATTAAAAATAATTCTTGCATCCGTGGGCATCTGTGGGCATTCTCTGCGCAATCAATGCACGCCCACCTTGCACTGACTGTGAAACAAGTTGCCCGCGGAATGGGAGTCGGCGAACGCGCCGTGCGCGGCTGGATTGCCCGCGGCGAACTGCCAGCGTTTAACATCGGGCCGAACAAGGGCACACGCATCTCGGTGCGTGCGGTGGAGAATTTCATGCAGGCGCGGACTTTTAACGCCGTTGATGCACACAGATGCCAACAGATGACGGCAACGGACTCTCTATGACAAACACCACACACACCACGCTCGAAGTCTTGAGCTATCTCACCGACCCGACCTTCACGGTTGTGGTCGTTCTTGTTGTCGGCGCCTTCGCCGCCCTCACCGCAATCAACAAGATCGGAGGCGCACGATGATCGACCTCACCATCGATGCGCCGTATCACCCGGATGCGCTCTGCGAATGCGGTGACCCCGAATGCCTCGGACCCGCCGATGCCGTCATTCCGGTGGTTGAGGCGCTGGCCGCTTCGCTGCCCCAGCTTGATTCGCCGATGCTCAAGCTCATCAAAGAGCGCAACTATGCGCGCGAGCTAGTCAAGCGCATGCTGCTGGCGACCGAAGGCGCACCCCAGGCTGAGTACTACGAGGCGATGCTGGAAGCGCACCGGGCGATTCAATCGTGGAAGGGTGGTGCGAAGTGAGAGGCGCCATTGTTCGCCGCGCAATGCGCGCTGAGACGCACCGCAACCCCGACGAGGCGTTGCCGGTGCGTCGCTTAACAAAGAATGCGCTGATGGATCGCCCAGCCAAGCGCAAGACATCCGGCACAAAGGACACCGCATTCCTTGGACGCCGCAAGGCCAAGCGGGTGCGTGCGCGCAAGGCACAGCGTCAAGCGAGGAGGGTGCAACGATGAACGAGCAAGACAAACGCATCGCCGAACTGACAGAGCTGGTCCGCTGCCTGCGCCTAGCGCGCGACAGCTACCGCTCCGAGACCTACGCACTGCGCGACCGCATCTCCGAGCTGGAGCAGACCAATGACCAGCTCAATGACGACAACATGAACTTGGCCGCCATGCAGCGGTCGGCCTACGCGCGGATGTTTGAGATGCAGCGGGTTGAGCGTGAGCGATTGGAGGTTGCAGCGTGATTAAGCGTCATCCTTGCTGGGCAATTTGGAAGGGCATGAAGCAACGCTGCGACAATGCAAATCGCAAAGACTTCGCCTATTACGGCGGCCGAGGAATTGGCTACGACCCCAAGTGGTCAACGCTCGCCGGGTTCCTTCAAGACATGGGCGAGCGCCCATCTCTCAGCCACACGCTGGATCGCATCGATGTCAACGCTGGCTACAGCAAGGCGAACTGCCGCTGGGCCACGCGCAAAGAGCAATCACGCAACCAGCGCAACAACATCATCGTAGACGGCCGCCTCCTCGTTGAGCTGGCCGAAGAACAAAACGTCAGTCTGCGCGCCATGTATTCGCGCCATTACCGCGGAGGAAAACAATGTGGATACTAACACCATCAATCACGTCAGCCTTTGCAGCGGCTACGGGGGCATCGACCTCGGCCTCAAGCGAGCAATTGGCGAGCGCCTGCGCACAGTCGCTTTTGTGGAGGTCGAGTGCTTCGCCGTCTGCAACTTGGCAGCGAAGGCTGAAGCAAAACTCTTGGACAACGCACCTATCTGGAGCGATCTGCGAACCTTCCCTTGGGGAAAGTTTCACGGACTGGTGGACATCCTCTCTGGAGGTTACCCGTGCCAACCCTTCAGCGCAGCCGGCAAGCGACTCGGCGCCGAAGACCCAAGACACCTCTGGCCGCACATATCAGCCGGAATTGCTCTCATGCGACCAAGTGTCTGTTTCTTTGAAAACGTCGAGGGACATATCTCGCTGGGGCTGCCCGACGTCATTGAAGACTTGGCAGGAATGGGTTACCGAACGACGTGGTGCGTATTCAGCGCGTCTGAAGTTGGCGCGCCGCATCAGCGGAAAAGAATCTTCATCTTGGCCTACGATACGAGCCTCGGAATACAAGGACGTTGGCCCAGTTGGATCGAAGAGTCACGACCACATGCTGGGCAAGCACTACCTCTGCGCGGTGGTGACTCAGGATGCGGCGACCTATGGCCAAGCCGGCCCGGTCAGCAGCAATACGAGTGGGAGCCTCCGAGAGTTGTGGGCAACGCCGAAGCAGCAGGAAGACGGCAGGACATTGGAAGCGTGGCAGCGCCACGCCAAGGCGAACAAGAGGAACGGCAGCAGTGGCGGCCCGCCAGCAGCAACTTTGTCGATCCAGATTCAGCAATGGATGACGCCGCGAGCGTGCGAAGCGCAGAACCCGCCCATGGGCGTGGACAAGCGGCACCATGGGCTGACGCATCAGGTGACGAAGACTTGGGCAACGCCACGCGGCTATGCGCAAGCCGGTCCAGATCCGAATCGAGTGAATCGACCAACCAGTGGTGGCGACGACTTGGTGACGCAGATTGCAAAGGTGCAGAGCAACATGACAGCGAAACTCAACCCTCGCTGGGTCGAGACGCTGATGGGCTTACCCATCGGCTGGACGATGCCGTCCTGCACGTCACCACAGACAATCGCACTGACGAGCTGCGACTCCTCGGCAATGGAGTTGTGCCTGCCACCGCAGAGCGAGCCTTCCGAGTTCTCGTTGGCGAGCTGAGGGAGGAGCAACGATGACCATCTGCAACCGATACACACACCGGGCTATTCCGTTCACGCTTGATTCCTACGAGTTTGCTGACAGGTGCCGATACACTTGGCGGCAGGCGCAAGACATCGATGGCGAGCATGCCGTCGCTTGGGACTGCGTAAGCACTGACGGCGCTGAGGTTTCGTTCTGTATTGGCAGCCCGACAGCAACGGCATTCTGCGCTGGCCGCGAGCTTGGGTTCTTGGACCGCGTCGATGCGCTGCGGGCCAGCCGAGCCTATGTCTGCGACGAGCATTTCATGCGCGGCTGGCAGTTTGCGCAGCGCTGGGGCGCAAAGGAGGCCGCATGACCACCCACGACATCGATTTAGTGACCCAATGGCTCGCCGCGCGGGACAACGAGAAGAACGGCGCCAAGGTCTACTACGGCGAGCGGCCGTGTTTGCCGGCGGCTGCCATGTTGGCGGTGGCTGAGCGTATCTGGAGGAAGCGCAAGTGATTAAGCCGCTCGCCCTCGCCACGGCATGCACATTGTTTGCCGGCTGCTCCGCGGCGTCTTGGCGGGCAACGGCGCCGCACAACACGCCGGCGAGCTGGGAGTACAACTACAAGCTCGAGGGCTGGTATGCGCTGCGGGACGGCTGGATGCGGATGACGGCGCCGCGTGGGTTTGAGTGGTGTGACCTTACGCAGTCTTACAGGGAGAGGTTGAGATGAGCGTGAAGATTAGAAACCGAGAGATGCAGACATGGGCCTGCGCTGATTGCGGAACCATGGTGCTGGCCACATTGCAGCGCTGCCACATGTGCGGCTGCGAGGAGGCTGACTTTTCTTACGCATACGATTCCCGCGTCAGCCCGGTAACTGGCATGGCTCGCAATCCATTCCGACATCACACCGATGACGACTAACACCATCAACCCCAAGACCGGCCTCCCGCGCTATCCCGCGGCGCTGTGCTATTGGAACACCGGCGGCAAGCGGTGGTTCTTCCAAAGCCGCGAGCCGAAGCTGACCGCGGTGCTGCGCACAATCAAGGGCGCGCGGCCCTATCTCCGGTCTTGGCAAGGCGGACATTTGACGGCCTGGGCCATGGATTGCACGGCGACCAAGGCCAGAAGCGTAGTGCGGAGTCTGACCCGCGTGCTTAACGAGATCTCAGCCCATAGCAAGGGCGTTAAAATCGCGCAGGAGCCGCTTTGTTTGAGCGGGCGTGAAGGTGGCGAGAATGACCCGAATTGGGTGCGTCCGGCCGTGCTGCGTGGAGATGCGGAGGAATGATTTATGGCGAGACCTAAAACACGATCAAAGCCCAAGGCTGGCGGACACCGAGTCAAGATCATCAAGGATGATGCAGGCAAGGAGCTGGTCAGCGTCCAAGGCCACACCGGCGAAGATGTGCCTCCGGGCAAGGTCGCTGAAATCCTCGCCGCGCACGTCTCAGGGATGCCGGCCACGCGCATCGCTCGAGCCTACAACACGAGTTACCATACGGTCATCGCGCTGATCCGCAATCGCCCCGAGGCGCTTGAGAAGGCCCGCCAGACGGCAGCCAACAATTGGAAGACTCTCGCAGCAGTCGGCACCGCGGAACTGCTTGATCGTGTGCCGGATATGAAGGACCACGGCTTGGTCATCATGTCGGCTGTGGCGTCCGAGAAGGCAGAGTTGTTGAGCGGCGGCGCAACCCAGCGTGTTGAGCACGTCATGGCTCCGGCGGCTGATGCCTGGGCCAGCTTTGTGAGCGGGCTGAAGAGCGACCAGGTCATCGATGTGCCGTTTGAACCGGTCGGCCCTCGGGAACCGGACGCGCAAAAGGCTGCGGAACTGCCAGATCGTGCTGATAATGGCGATATCAGTAATGCGTAAGTGTTTGACCTGCAACAGCAACGAGGCATAACTCAATACAACATAGATCATGACCAATGACTCATATTTGCACATCAACAAGCACATTCCTCTGTCCGACCGGGGAGGGGGCGGTCAGTCGTTCTGATTTTTCGCAATACCCCCGACCGCTTCAGTCTCCCGAAATTTTTCACAAAAACACCTTATGATCAAGCACATCCTGTCCGCCGCAAAGTCAACAATCAGCCAACCCATCAGTCAACCCGAGCCGGTCCCCTCGCCTGCGCCAGAAGCCAAGCCCGAAGCCATCCTAAAAGCCGCCCCACTGTCTGACCAGCAGCTCGCCGAGACTGTCGCCAAGCAGGTCGGCTACCAGCCCGGCGAGGAGGTGACCGGCGCAGTTCTCCCCAAGAAGATCCCCAACGGACGCCTGCTCTACGTCTCGGTGCCCGACTGGTCGGAGCCGGTGATCTGCTCAGTGCAGAACGCCGCGGACTGGTCGGCCGGCGAGCGCATCAAGTGCGTGTACGTCAAGGCTGACGCCGAGGGTCGCCTCGTCTTCGAGAACCGCGACGGCATCCGCCGCAACCGGTGGCGCCGATGAGCGTAGCCGCCACCAACTACGTCTGGACCCAGTCGCCCGCGGAAGGCGCCGACCGGCTCGTCCTGCTGGCCTTGGCAGATTTCGCTGACGAGGCGGGCAACTGCTTCGGCTCATGGGGCAAGCTCGAGGAAAAGACCCGCCTCGCCCGCCGGACGGTTGCCGACTGCCTGCGCCGCCTTCAGAGGTCCGGCCAACTGGTTCTGGTGGAGCGCGGCAGCCGGAAGGTCGCCGGCAGTGGCCTGCAGGCCAGCATCTGGACCATCCCCGGTGTGGCCGAGATGGGTGCAGGAAATGCACCTAAGTCCGAGAGATGGGTGCAGGAAATGCACCCAAGTGGTGCAAATGCTGCACCTAAGTGGTGCAATTCCTGCACCCCAACAATAGATAACAATAAGAAACGTAATAAAGGCGCTGACGCGCCAGCTCCGGCGATTTCATCGCCTTCGCATCTTTCTTCCTCGGAAGTAGCGGCACCCAAACCAAAACGCGCCACCGCTCCCAAATTCGACCCAGCATCCCTGCCCCTGCCTCACGGCCCAGGGTTCGCTGCGGTCTGGGTTGATCTGATTGAACACAAGCGCCAGAAGCGATCGCCCCTCACTGAGATTGGCGCCCGCCGACTCCTCAAGCAATTAGCTGAGTTCAACGAGCGCGATGCGGTCGAGAAGATGGAACGCGCCATCGTTAACAACTATTCCGGCGTCGTCTTCCCCGACGAGCTGCAGAAGCTGCGCCAACAGCGCCAGCCGATCCCCTTGCCTGTGCAAGGCCAACCCAAACAAACCGCCCTCGAGCGCTCCCTCGCCGAGATGCGCGAACAGTTCGCCAAAGAAAACGCAGCCTAACCCTATGAGCACCCTATTCGCCCTCGAAGACGGCATCCACGCCCCCATCACCGGAGGCACCGTCCTATCCGCCTGCCGCAAGGGAGAGATCTCCGAATCCCTCTTCATTGTCGGCGCCCAAGTCCACGACTGGGAGATCTTCACGCCCTTCGGCCACGCCCAGACCACCGACGTGATGTTGACCCGCGCCGGCGTCCGCCCGATCGCCGTCCAGGTCAAGACCGCCACCCTCGACCGCGGCGCCTACCATGTGTCCGTCAAGCGCGCCACCGGCGGACTGAAAGCCCGCCCCTACGAGATCCACGACTTCGACGTGCTCGCCGCCTACCTACCCGACCTCAATCAATTTGTCTTCTGGACCTTCGACGACATCAGCAACCGAGTCAGCGTCCGCTACGACCCCAACAAGCATCGCAAGCCCGGCAACTGGGACTTGCTTAACGCCGTAGCAGAATCATTAACCCGCACGCAATAATTGATTGCCCCCCCCCCCCCTAAGTTATCGATTTTCTATTAACACCTAAGACAGCCAATGTCCGACCCCCAACTGTACATTTGACCAGTAATTTTATGAAAACCGCAAAGAAAACCACCAAGACGGCGAGCGCCCGCAAGGCGCCGAAAGCAACCAACCTCCAAGTCAACGTGGAATACCTCGAGCAGATCGCCGACGAGGCTATCAGCACAATCATGGTTTTGCGCGCCTTGGTCGCACAGCTTGCCATGAAGCAGGAGGAAAACGATGCACGCTAAGAACGGCCGCCCCATCAAGCTGGAGGAAGGCGTCCCGGGTTACCCGCAGATGCACCACCTCCAGATTCACCGCGCGTGCGACCGGTTCCTTGAGGGCCGCGGACTGGCCACGGTCAGAGCGTCCCGCCGCAACACCTGGCTCTTCGGTAAGTCGGCAAGGAGGGCCAAATGATGGTGCCCGATTTGGTGGTCGGCGAGATCGGCTTCGGCAACAACTTCGGCGCTTCTGCGGAGCTGGAGTTTATGCGCAACGAAGACCGGCGGCACAGCGCTGAGATCAAAGACCTCCGCGCCGAAAACCGTGAGCTGATCCGCAGCAACAATCGCCTCATCCGCGTCTTGAAGCGCTGCGTCAAGCCCAGCAGCGAAGTCGCCAACGAGGCGTCCGACGCCATTGAGGAAGCCGCCGCCATCCGATGAGCCTGCGCTACGAACAATATTGGTCCCTCCGGCGCACCCGCCAGTTCTTGGCCGACCTTCTGCACCCCAGCACTCGGCCAAAGACGGTCAAGGAGCTGCGCGGCCGCGCGTCCGCCTGCCTGCGCCACTTCCCGCTCCTCGAAGAATCTGGCAAGCCGATCTTCTCGCAAGACGAGTTTGCTTCACCGGAGGGCCACGAACTATGAGCGCCGGCAAAGGCGACACCCCGCGGCCGGTCAACGGCAACCGCTACCGGGCCAACTACGAGGCGATCTTCACGCCGCCCTACCCCGACTGGATCTGCCGCCCCTGCGGCCAAGCCCACGGCCGCGGCATGCCCAAGGGCCACGTCTCGACTTGGCACCAAGACACCTGCGGCGTCTGCGGCGAGGTCACCTCAGTCAGCGAACCCCGCGATTTTCGCCACCTAAAAAAATGGCCCATCCTCCCAAAAAACCCTTGATTCCCATGCCTACATTTGCCAACATATGCCTACAGAACACGCCACGACAGAAAGTAGTCACCAGTCATGGCTAACCACGAATACCAGCCGCCACCACCGCCCGAACACCACATCACACCATGGCTCGAAGAATCATTTCGCTTAGTCGATGCCGCCTGCGACCGCTGGGAACGTCGCCGCGCACGGCTCGCCCGGAGGAAGAAAGAAAATGAGCGTCAGCGAACTCACGCTCTTCAACCTGCTGATGTGCGCGCTGATCTTCATTGTCATAGTGATGAGCGATGACGACGACGAAGGGAGATTTTCGTGAAGCGCACCGTGCCCCAATCGCCAGCAGTCGAGCAAGCTGTCCTCGGTAGCCTGCTCGCCGACCCGCGCCTTGTTGACGAAGTTGCCGGTCTTCACGCCGATCTTTTCTTCACACCCGCGCATCGGCTGGTCTTTGAAACCATCACCGAAATCCGCAGCGAGGGCGGCACGCCGAACCTTATCGCCACGACCCAGCGCATCGATGCGAAGCATAAGCTGAACTTTGTTGGCGGCGCCGGCGCCATCACCGAGTTTCTTTCGCAGTCTGCCGGTGGTCCTGCGGGCGTTGAATATCACGCGCAAACCCTTCGAGATCTCCATGCCCGCCGCCGCATCATCGACTCTGCCGTTGCGATGCAGGCGGCGGCGCAGGACATGGCTACGGATGCTGACAGCGTCCTGCAGCAGTCCGGCGAAGCGGTCTTGAGCCTTTCACTGACCACCGCCACCGACTCCATGCGCGCACCGAGCGCCATTGTCCCGGGCCTGCTTGACGAGCTGGAAGCGCTCATGTCTGGCGGCCGGAAACTCGGCTTGCAGACCGGCATCCGCGACTTCGACCAGGTCACTGGCGGACTCCGCGGAGGACAACTCACGATTGTCGCCGGCCGTCCCGCCATGGGCAAAAGCGCGTTGATGTTGAATATGGCGGACAACATGGCCCGCCGCGGTGTGCCGGTCGTTTACTTCAGCCTTGAGATGCCCGCCAACGAGTTGGCCGCGCGCGTTGTCCTAAGCCGCGCTGAGACCAACACCGAGATCATCCGCAACGGCTTCCTTACCGCATCCATGAAGCACCGTATCATGGATGCCGCCACGCAGTTTGCCAGCGAACCGCTCTACGTTGATGACCGCGGCGGTCTGACGCTCCTCGACATCCGCGGACGCGCCCGCCTAGCCGTCCGCCGCTGGGGCGTGAAGGCAATCTTCGTAGACTACCTGCAGCTCGTCAGCCACTCCGGCGCCCAAAGCCGCGAAAACGAAGTCGGCTTTGTCTCCCGCGGGTTGAAAGCCATGAGCATGGAGCTGGGCATTCCTGTCGTCGCCGCCGCCCAGGTCAACCGCCAAGCGGAAAACCGCAGCGACAACCGCCCCAAGCTCTCCGATCTCCGCGAGTCCGGCAGCATCGAGCAGGACGCCGACATCGTGTGCTTGGTCCATCGCCCCTGCTACTACGCCGTGCAGGACCAAGAACCCGATCCGCAGGACGCCGAGCTGATCGTTGCCAAGCACCGCGCCGGCCGCACCGGGACACTCAACCTTACTTGGCGTCCCTCGCTCACCCGCTTTGAGGGCACCGCCCCGGTTGGCCGCCTGACTGACGGCGATGGCGCGGTCTACGCCCCGGATAAACAACTTTGGGAGGCGCTCAATGAATAAGGACGACAAAAACTTTGTGCATATTTGGGCCAGCGAACCGCCGAAAAACATTCCGCTAACAGTAAAAGCCTATGACTGCGGCGAATGGGTTATTTTGAACGCCACATACGTTAGGGGTGGTGAGTGGGAAAACTCGCGCTATAGGACGCTTCCCGAAGGCGTTGTCCGATATTGGAGCTATTCAAGCCAATGATCAACTCCCGCCAGAAAGGCGCATGCTTTGAGCGCGAAGTCGCCAAAGCTCTGACCGCCGAAGGTTTTCCGGCCAAGCGGGGCGCGCAGGTCAGCCAGGGACAATGGGGAGTCTCTGCGCCTGACATTGTCGTGCCCTGCTTGCCCGGATGGCATTTCGAGTGCAAGCGCCACGGCCGCGCCCGCTTCGACTTGGATGCCGCCATCGCACAGGCCCGCCGCGACGCCGGCACTGATCTGTGCGCCGTCATCCACCGCCGCGACCACAGCGAGATGCTTGTCACGCTTCCGTTCAATGAATTTTGTACGCTCATGCGTCACTCCGACTTTCCCATCCAACCAAAAACCCAACCAAACACATAACACCCATGCCAAACACAACCCTGACCACACCCGCGGGCATCGCTCGCTATCCCAGCCTCAACCGTCCCGACACCAAGTTCGACGACATTGGGGTTTTCAAAGTCAACCTTGAGCTGTCCGCGGAGGACGCCAAGCCGTTCCTCGATGACGTTGAGGAGATCCTCGCCGAGTTCGTTGCCAACAAGAAGCGCGAGCTGAAGAAGGACAAGCTCAAGATGCACGCCGCGCCCTGGGAAGAAAACGACGGTGTCGTCCAATTGAAGCTCAAGGTCAAAGCCATCGGCAAAACCAAGGCCGGCGAAGAGTATTCCCGCCAGCCGAAGCTCTTCGGCGCTGACGGCCAGCCGCTTGAAGCCAATGTCGGCGGCGGCTCCAAGATCAAAGTCGCGGTCGTGCCCTACGCTTGGTACACGGCCAGCCTCGGCGCTGGCATTACGCTGCAGCCCAAAGCGGTGCAAGTGCTTGAACTAGTCACTTGGGGCGATGGCGGCAGCGCTGCCAGCTACGGCTTCGACGTTTCGGAAGCCAAGCCCGCCGCGGCCAAGACCGGCACCGACGACGAAGAGATCACCTGGTAATCGCCATGCCCAAGAAAAACACCACACGCAAACCGAGCGCCAAGGGCAAGGCGGCGAAAGCCGCCAAGCCCGCGGAGCCGGATCGCTTCACCGAGGACGGACGCAAAATCGTCCGCCTCGAGAAGACCCGCGCACACCAGAAGTATCCGCTCAAAGACGGCACCGACGTTCCCGGCGCCAGCACCATCGCCAAAATCGGCGAGGACAGCAGCGGACTCATCCACTGGGCGTGGAAGCTCGGCATGGAAGGTCAGGATTACCGCAAGGTGCGCGACAAGGCCGCCGACATCGGCACCATCGCGCACTTCCTCATTGAGTGCTTTCTCCACAACCACGTTGCCGACCTCTCCGAGTTCAGCCCCGCGGATGTCGAGAAAGCCACCATCGCGTTCAACAACTTCAAGCGCTGGTGGGACGAAGAGGGCCTCACCGTCATCGAGCCGGAAGTGCAGTTGGTTTCCGAGGAATACCTCTTCGGCGGCACCATCGATGCGCCCAGCCGCGACCGCGACGGAAAAATCGTCCTCCTCGACTGGAAGACATCCAAAGCCATCGTTGGCGCGCACAAAGTCCAGCTCGCTGGCTACGAGCAACTCTGGAACGAAAACCGCCCGGACATGAAGGTCCAGCGCCGCGGCATCGTCCGCATCGGCAAGGAGTCGCCGGACGATTTCGAGGTCGCTTGGATGTTCTCAGCCGAGCCGTTCTGGAAGGTCTTCCAAGCGCGTCTCAACCTCCACTACGTCCAGCTCATGGCGAAGAAAGCCGCCTAAATGCCCCCACGCAGAACCATCGCCATCGTCCGCAAGAAGCTCGGCCGCGAAAAAGCGGACGGCATGACCTTGGGCGACGGCAAAGTCTACATCGATCCCCGCCAATCCGGCGCGGACGAGCTAGACACGGTTCTGCATGAGCTGCTCCACCATGTCTGCCCTGACATGAGCGAAGAAGCAGTCGCCGAGAAGTCCGCCACGATGGCGAGGTCGATGTGGAAAGACAAGTGGAGGCGCGTCCACGAGTGACCGCCGCCGGCTACATCCTCATCGGCCTCGCCGCAGGCATAGTGCTCGGCGCCCTAGCAGCCTACGGCGGCATGTTCGCCTGGGCCATCCGCTACGGAAACAACGAAGAAGAATAATTTATGAAAAAACCCGCAGGACTATACGCCAACATACACGCCAAAAAAGCCCGCATCGCCGCCGGAAGCGGCGAGAAGATGCGCAAACCCGGTTCCGCTGGCGCTCCGACCGCCAAAGCATTTCGGGCATCCGCCAAGACCGCCAAAGCGCGCCGATGACCTCCAGCGCCCTTATCGCCTCGGTCGGCTTCATTTATTTCTTTGTCGCCATCGACCTCGGCCTCATCCAGCACCGCTACTGGCATAGTCTGATTTGGTTGGGCTATGCGGTGGCTCAAATCGGGCTATGGAGGGTAACCATTTATGACTAAGCCCCGCGACATGTACGACCTGACGAGTTATCCGACCGACACGCCAGAAATCAAGGCCAAGCTCAAGCAGGCTATCAAACTTTACAACGAAGTCGGCCGCGACCGCGCCAGCAATAATTTGCCCGCCCTCGCCGCCGCCTTCGCCGCGCGCAAGCGCAAATCCAAATGACTTTTAAGTTGCAGGCTCAAGCGGGTTCTCGCCGGCGTTCATGTGGTGTGACGCCGCGGACCATCTCCGGGATGCCCAGCTCCACCGAGCGAGACGAGTGGGGCGCCTGCACATACTTTGCATGATCCACGAATTCGCCCGCCCCGTTCCCGTCAAGACACCACTCGGTCTTGGCTCGGTGTGGTATGTGGAGTCGCAGGGCGCCTATTTCAACAACATCTACGCCGTGATCCTCGAGGACACCGGCGAGACGCGCTACATGCGCAGCGATCAGTTCGTCGTTTTGGAGAATCCCACGATGGACATCAAGAATTTGGGCGCCGCGCCGGTTTAACCAACGGCTTGGGGAAGCTGGCGTTGCGCAAACGCACCGGCCGGCGCCCGATCTATTTCGTGAACGAGCACCAGACACGCTTCAAGCCCACGCCGCACCCTGTCATGCAGGTCGATCTCGACTTGCTTGAGAAACTAGGGCCGGACGAGGGCTGGAAATATCTCAAAACACGCGAAGAACTGATCGCCCGCGAGGCATCAGACCCGTTTCGCTATGGATTTATCCCGCCGGTGTGGAAGCGCGCCTCCGAATTGTTGGAAAAGCACCGCGAGATCTTGGTGCTCGGCGGCAACCGCTCGGGAAAGACGGAATGGGCGGCGAAAGAAGCCATTAAGACCATGTATGGCAAGCCCGGAGCGGTGGTGTGGTTGTTCCAAACGACCGCGCCAAATTCTATAGAACTTCAGCAGCCCCGTGTATGGAAATATATGCCGCCGGAATGGCGTAATGCGCGCAAGGGACAGGTCACGAACATCACCTACAGCGTCAAGGGTGGCTTTACTGAGGCAAAATTTGTCGCACCGAACCAATCGATCTGCATTTTCCGCAACTACGCCCAAGATCCGAGCACGCTCGAGGGCGGCGAGATCGATTTTGCCTGGGCGGACGAGCTGGTCCCGCTGGATGTCCTCGAAACCCTCCGCTTCCGTCTCGTTGACCGCAACGGCAAACTCGCCGTGACCTTCACGCCGGTCGAAGGCTGGTCGCCAACCGTGGCCGACTACTTGTCCGGCGCCAAGACCATCACCGACACCGACGCCGAGCTGCTCCCACTCAAAAACGACAAGGGCGAGATCTCCGGCTACGACAAAGTGCCCATCGAGCAGCTAAATCCCAAAGGCCGCCCGATTCTCTACTTCCACACGCAGTCCAATCCCTGGGCCGGCTGGTCCCGCATGAAAAAAGAGCTGCAGAGCGAGACCAAAGAAAAAATCCTCTGCCGAGCCTACGGCGTGCCGACCAAAGCCATCTCCGGCCGCTTCCCCCTGTTCAATCCCAAGGTTCACGTCATCCGCGCCTCGGATGTCCCGCAAGGCACCCGCTACCATTGGGTCGATCCGGCGAGCGGCAAAAACTGGGCGATGATCTGGACGGTGCATGACACCGCCGGCCGCATCGTTGTCTACCGCGAATGGCCCGACCAAACGTCATACATTGAAGGCATCGGTTATGCCGGCGAGTGGGCGCTGCCGGACGGCAAGAAGCTCGACGGCAAGCCCGGACCCGCGCAGCAGGACTTCGGCTTTGGCTTGGAGCGCTACAAAGACGAGATCCTGCGCGTTGAAGGCGGCGAGGAAATCTTTGAAAGATGGATGGATTCGCGCTACGGCAACGCCCGCACGCTCGGCAAGGAATCGCCGACCACCCTCATCGACGAAATGGCCGACCTCGGCATGCTCTTCACGGCGACACCGGGCGACAGCATCGATGAGGGCGTGTCGATGATAAATGACACCCTTAGCTACAACCCCGAGAAGCCGGTGGACTCCCGCAACCAGCCGAAGCTCTACATCTCGGAGAACTGCAAAAACTTAATCTATGCGTTGCAAACTTACACTGCGGCTGACGGTAAAAAAGGCGCGACTAAAGATTTTGTAGATCTCTTGAGATACGTTTGCCTCTCCGACGCCATCAACGTCGAAGGCGACATCCTGCGCAGCCACGGAGGAGGTAGCTACTGATGACCATGTCGCCGCCATGCCCGCCCAACCGCCTACGCCCAGGACGCCGCGGTAGCGACATCCCTCGCTGCGGCATCTGTTCCAAGCCGCTTCGCATCCAAGATGTCCACGGCCACGACCGCCACTACGGCCCGATCTGCTGGGACTGCGGCCCGCACCTGCAGAACGCCATCCATGCCCTAGAGATTATCGTCATGCGCCGCGGCTAATTCGCCATTCGCGAACAGCAAACACCTTATGTTCACCAAAACCAAAACCATCCCCACTGACCTCTACACCGTCAACGAAGACTTCGACCGCGAGGCCGCCCTCGCCTTCTCCCGCGACCAGGCGCCGCCCGCCTACCTCGCCGTCATGCTCGAGCTGCAGGACAGCATCTCCGACATCCGCACCTTGGTCGCCACCATGGCCACCGCCAAGGAACCCGGCTACCTAGCCCACGCCGCCGGCCAGCTCAACGCCCTGCAGGAACTGTGGGACACCCTCGAGCAACGCCGCACCGAAGCCTCCCGCTTGGAGTAGTTTTTTGCGCCGTAGTTCAAGCCACGTTTGAACTATCGGCCATAAATGAAGCGCCGCTCCATCTGCCGCCGCCGATCTAAACATCCCCGCAACACTACACCGCTCTAATGTAGTGTGAAGCGGACATGTAGCGTCCTTCCCGAGCACGCGCAATCGGGTATAATCCGGCCGCTTCGGGAACCCCGTTATAGAAACAACCCCTTCTTTGTAACGCGCCGTGACACAAATTGCAGGTTGTTTTTGTGTCACAAAAACACCGCACAGAAGGTGACGCAAAGTGTCATCACTTGTGCAGAACTATAGCCGATCCTATCCACGCCACACCTGCCAAATGTCTCCCGGCGACACAATCGAAGTATCGCACAACGAGACCTTCCGCCCCATTTTGCATTCTGCATTCTGCATTCTAAATTTTCTGCTGGACATTTGTCCAGTAGTCGTTATACTAGTAGTATCAAAGTGGAGTAGTGCCCTCATGGCACGCGAGGTTTGATCGGTCTGGATGACGTACATCCTGGTTCCTACTTGAGAGGTTTAAGCTCATGGCGACAGATGACGCGGCCCCGGCCGTAGATGTGGAAGATTTCGACGTTATGTCGATCAGCGAAGCGCTAGTCGGACTGGATCAACCAGCACCGGAAGCGGCTGATCCCAAGACCGACGCCGAAGAAGAAAAGCTCTCTGACAATGACGAGTCGGACGAATCCGAGGCCGAAAAGCCTGCGGAAGAGTCCGAAGATGAAGATGCCAAGGAGGAGTCCGAGGACGAAGAGTCCGAAGACGACGACGCCCCGGTTCCGCAGGAGAAAGTCCAAAAGCGGATCGACAAGCTGACGGCCCAGAAAAAAGAAGCCCTTGAAAAGGCTCAGACGCTGGAGACCGAATACAGCGCGGCCAAGACCAAGCTCGCCGAACTAGAGGCGCAGGTCAACGAGGCCAGCCGCCCCGTCCTTCAGCCCTCCGCGGACAACCCGCTGGCTGATGTCGATACCGAGGAAGCGCTCCAGGCCAAGATCAAGTCCGCGCAGGAAGTCCGCCGCTGGGCGCTCCGTAATACGGACGGCGCCACAGTCAAACGACCAGACGGCACCGAGGTCTACGTCGATTCTGACGAGGTAAAAAACTACCTTATCAAGGCAGACGATGTACTCACGACTTACGCCCCTGCGCGCCAGCAATGGCTTGCGCAACGCCAGCCGGCAGTCAATGCCGCCAAGTCGTTATTCCCCGACATCTTCACCAAAGGCACCGCGCTCAACACGGCCTACCAAGCGACCGTGAAGCAAGCGCCCGAGCTGCTCAAGCTGCCCCAAGTCGAATACTGGGTCGGCCTCGCCCTCTACGGCGAACAGCAGCTCATGCAA